AATATAGCCGCTGCCTTATTGTAGCAGGCAGCCAGGGCCGACGATCCATCCCTTAGCTCTATCCGTGCCTTCCCCAGTTCCTTTACTGGTATAAGCAGGGAATTAAAGACCGGGGCTTCTTTTATCGTTTTCTTTAGCGGATCTGGCAGCCCATTTCGGAACACCGTCCCGGTCTGAGTCACGCCGCGGATTGATGGCCCTATATAAATCATCTGTCCAGGCGTGTTGTTTTTCCTGGCGGTACGGGCTACCTGCCCTGCTGCCTTTTCCTTTTTTTCATCTTTCTCTTTTTTTACGTCCTTCTCTTCTACGCTCAACAATAATCATCCTCCCTTTCATAATTTGGTAACTCAAAAGTAAGCCGCATCCCGCCAAAAAAATGGGGATATGTCGTATCGTCCTCATCGTCCAGTACAGAATCCATTTCCGGACGGCATGAAAAAGGACCAAGAAATGGGTCTGTCAAAAACCTTTTCTTGATCCTCTCAAACATAGTCAGCATGGCATGCTGCCACTGCCGGTCTTTTTCCCAGTAACAGATGCCGAAGTATAAGACCACATCCTGTTTCTGCGGCTCTCTTATCCCTGTGACATGGTTTTCCGTCAGACCAACGGTACAAAAAGGGAATGGTTCCCATCCTGTCTCACTTTGGGGCAGTGGAGTAAGCTGCCCATAGACATTTAGCCGGCATGACCTCTGTTTTTCATCCTCCAGTATCACCCCCTCCATCAGCTTCTGAATTTCTTCGCACAATTCTTTTTGTAAAATCTCCGGTGTCATTTTTCTACTCCTTTGAGAAATTTGTTAATATATCTCTTCGTATTCTGCTGTAGTTTTTCCGCCACCTTGGCATCCACACCGCTCCACGTCTTGGAGAACATATGCGTCTCAGATGGTGCGTGAACTACATCAATCTTTGTGGTGTCAAGTTTCTTCTCCATCCTTTCCTTCAGCTTGCCACCGGATTCACTACTATATTTTTCCCCAGGGACACGGGATACCACCTGAATGCCGCCTTTTTTAAAACGGACCATGAACATCTTTACGCCTCCCCGTTCATGGTCATATAAAGTCTTCATGGATGAACTTCGCAAAACCCTCCCTTTGTAAGAATCCGGCCGCCCGGATACATTTGCCACCCGGCCAGGAGTAACATTGAAATGGATCATCTTATTCATGTGAGACTTTACCGAAATGACAGTCCTCGGATTGGCATATGTAGCGCTTTTTCTGCGCACCTCACTAGCCAGATTGATCTTGGCATGATTGTAATCATACCGCTTTTCCGCCTCCAAAAGAGTCAGCTTCAAAGCGTATTTGCCTGTAGCGTTTGCTGCTTCTTTCAAAATGGTAGGGGCTTTATAGGCAAGACCTCCGATTTCTTTTGTAATCCTGTCAAGAGCCGCCTTATCAGGATCTATTTGGAACTCCTCCATTTCAAGTCACCTCCAGGGCAATTAAATACATTCCATATTCCTCTTTGGCAGATTTTACAAGGTAGCGCTTATCATCCAGCACCATCGGCTGATTGACCGCTGGCAGTTTTCCAAAATCCCCGGCAGCTACTGATATGACCGTCTGCTTGTTGTAGATCCCGCGTTCGTAAGACTGGAGATTGTGCCGCCTGCGTTCATGGCTCATTTCACGCACGCTGGCAGGCATCTCCTTGCTATTGATACAATGCATCTCGGCAAACTCATCTGCCATGAGAAAAACACTCCTGACATCTGCCTCTAAATCATCACGAAACGACACGGCCAGGCTCCTCCTGTTCCGCCAGCATCTCTTCCTGATAATCAAGGACAGCATTCAAGATCTCTTCTTTGAGCATCGTGTCTGATAGGATATCAAGGCCGATTGACGCCGCATAGGTAAGAAGATCTTCCTTTTTCATCGCCCTGATCTCAGCTTCTGGCTTCAATTCCGGGGTGTCAGATTCTGACACATCCGGATCAAGACTGTAATCTCCATCTGCAAATAGACGGTTCTGCTGTACGGTGTCAGATTCTGACACCGGATCATAAATGTTTGTCACAAGCCACCCTTCCCAATCACGCGGGTAAGGCACCGGGCGGCAAAATGTCTGGACTTCTGCCAGGTTGTTTTTTTCGTCGTATACGACACGGGGCACCAGCGTCTCCGCATAGGACACAAATCCACTCTCCTTGTTTACAAAGGTAACCTGTGCATAGGCTGTGGTTCCCAGGCCCGGCTTCAACATGGCAATGGTCCCAGCAGGAAGGAAATCCTTTTCTTTTCCATCCAGGTCGGTAAACCGGTTATCGTAGATATAGAGGGTCAGTACGACACCGCTTACATTATAAGTCCCTGGGCTCATGACTCCCTCCGGCAGTTCTTTCGGTTTAATTGAGCCGAAATCAACTTTTTTGATATCAAAATATTCCAGCACATCCTTATCTAGGAAGAAATCCGGACCCACATCCTTTGTCATGACCAGATCAGTCGCCTTTACCCCACGCCGGTTCAGCTCCATCGCCATATCGTATATCATCCGCATCTTTTCTTCTCCCGTCATCTCGGAGAACTGTTTTTTCAGTTTGAAGTAATTTTGGAAACCCTGCCCGTTTTCATAAAACTGTAGGATCATCTCAGTGGCATTCCTGCCTTTGGCAGCATCTTCGGCTGTGGAGTAATGCTTCATCAGGACACGCCCCGTCGTCACGATATCTACACACATTTTCTCCTTCCTGCGCTCTACGGCATGGCGCAGGTCATCCATATGCTCCGCCTGCACCTCATTCTCCCGGTCTGCCGGTGTCCTTCCCGATTCCGGTGATTCGCCAAAAGCCTTTTTCTCCAGATCTTCCGATGTAATGGCCATGGTAGGCGCTATATATGGCGCCCTCACCTCAAAAGCACGGTATCCCTGGCTCATCATGGGAATCCCTCCCCTGATTGGGATGACGAATGGGGCAATCTCCCGCCCCTTCTTTTTCACCTCGATCATTGCTTTTTCTGAATAGTATTTCCTGCCATCCGGGAAGTATCTTTTTTTGAAAAACATCCAAACCGGATACATCTTCTTCACCGCATCAATCAGTGTCCTTGTTTCTTCGATCACTTTTCCATCCTCCTTATTTTAAGACAATCCCGCCGTCTCGGAGATGTTCAATATCTCCTGCGGTCAGCTCCACATCACTTACACAGGCCGATGTTCTGAAATCTCCCGAGATATACACAAGCGCGGCGACTTCCGTCTCACCCTCTGTGTAAGCCGTGTTTCTTGCCACAATACATTTCGCCGCCCCTCCGCTTTTGTGAGGTTCGTATATCCCGGTTTCAGCATTAAAATCAACTACCTGTCCTCTTTTCAGCACCCCCGCCTTTTCTCCCGATACTGTTACAGGTATGGTCCAGCTGTCGATCAGGCGGTAACGGTCATAGATTAAATGATCTGGCTCCACCGTATAGGCTTCTTTGTTCAGTGTCTCCATTCATCACACCTTCTTTCCTTTTGCCGCATTGACATAACCAGCAAGGAAGTCTGCATCTTTTTTACTGCTTTCCTCCTCTTCCTCTGGGGCAGGACTGCCGACTTCCGCCGCGCCGGATTCTTTGGAATCTGCCACAGCTTCATTCATATAGGCGGCGCATTTCTTTGTATCATCCATCATGGCCTCATACGCCAGCGTCTTGGCATCCTTGGGGTTTTCACCATACTTGGCGTCCTCTAGATAGTTTGCTGCCACACTATGGGCAATCTTGTCCAGATCCCGCAGTCTGCCCCTCTCTTCGGTAATGCCCTGCTGCCTTGCATCACTGGCCATTTTATTAACTTTGGCCTTCTCTTCTGGGTTTTTTTCCAAAAACTCTTCCAGTGTCATTTTCTTCTCTCCTTCCTTTCCTTCCTTTTTTTGTATATCAGAATCAGCGTTTCCGCTGTCATCCTGCCTTTTTAAGGCAATGGCAAATTTTCTGACCATTTCCTCTGTAAAAACCGGGGCTTCTGAATTTACCACTACCAACTCTTCTGGATTACCGAACATAAAATCATCCACAAACCCATTTTCAATGGCCTTCTGTGCCGACATGTAGGTATTATGATCCATCAGCTCCTGCAGCTCTTCCCTGCTTTTCTTTGTCCTCCGCACATATACATTGATGATGGATTCGTTAAATTCCCGCAGGGCATCCGCCTCCATCTGCATGTCCCGGTAATCCCCCTCCGCATAACTCAGGGTATTGTGAATCATAAAAACACTGGCGTCTGATGCCAGTATCTTATCTGCTGCGCAGGCAATGATGGATGCCGCCGACATGGCAGCCCCAACAATGTGCGCTGTCACTTTTCCCTCGTATTCCATTAACATGGTATAGATCTCAAATCCAGCTACAGCAACACCTCCATTGGAGTTGATCACCAGGGTTACATCTTCCCCTCCCGCCTCTGCCAGGGCTTTTTCGATATCACCAGGACTGCAGGCAGGCATCCCCAGCCAGTCGTATATCCATTTACTTCCCGATGTTACAATAGGTCCTTTAATGTTAATTTTTTTCATCCTTTTTCTCCTCCCTTTCCAGCGCATTCTTCGCTTCGCTTAGCATTCTATTCTCATTTGAGAGCGTCCGGATATTATCCTCAAAATCGCTCCCATTCATAGCAGCACATTCATCTTCCCTTGTGGAAAACCCTTCTGCCACTCTGGCCGCTGCTGCTGCCACTTCCTTTCCGGGATCGATCTGCCCCTGCGTCGGACCGTTCCATGTACAGTTGGTGTATGCCTGCCGTATCCGGAGGTCGTGAAAAAAGCCGGGGGCGTTAATCCGGCCTTTACTTACCGCTTCGGCAAGCCATAGGTTATATACTTCCTGGCAAAAATCATTCACAAACCAGGAACGCCTTGTCCGAAAAGACTTCCAGCTCTCATTCATGGCAGCCTTGGATGCCGAAAAACTTTTATTGAATGATTTAAACAGGACTTCCGGGGCAATCTCCAGCGCTGCCCCGATCTGTTTCATCAGAGCGTTGATAAATCCGTCAAAACTGGAGGACGGATGGTTTGCCGCCACAGCAGTTACCTCTTCGCCATCAGCAAGGTAGTGAACGCTCCCGGTCCCCACTTCAATCTCCTGTCTTGCTGGCATTTCCTGCAGCTCTGTTCCCTCCTCCATACCGCCATCCGGCCCTCCATCCACGCCAGAAAATTCTTCTATTTCTCCATTTTCCTTCGTTGTTACAAAAACCGCAAAGAAGGAATTGACAATGGCCGCCATGATCTCTGCCTCCGTATATCTTGACATCTGCTTAATCGTCTCGATTATTGGGGCAAGAAACGGCACCCCTCTGTACTGGTCTGCCCTCTCACTGTTAAATATGTGAAGGATATTGGGATTCCCAGTGTTTTTCCCCCGTTTCTCCACCCGCGTCCATTCCTGCTGAGATGCATATTCTCCGGGGAAATGGGAAGATATATGATATGCCGTTACCTTCCCCTCTTTTGTAATCTCTACGCCGTTCATGATGATATTTTGCTGCTCCTTCTTATCAATGCCAGAATAGTCAGCATTGAAGCTCCCCGGCGTGCTTATCCTGTCTGCTTCTACCAATTTAAGCCTAAGCTGGTATGGCATATAGGAGCACTCGTTATCATACCGGATCAAACAGAATTCTTCTCCATTTTTTAGCCAGTCGGAGAACGCGATCTGCTGCAGTTCGTAGAAATTATTCTGATCATTGTTATCACACAGGGTGGATTCCGCCCAGATGGCAAATTCTTTCCGGATGTCCTTCTCTATCTCCTGTGCCTGTTCCCTTGTGATACCTAAAAACTCATAGTCAATCTTTGGTTTTGGAACTAATCCTTGTCCGATACAATTTGTTCTGCAGCTACCTACTGCTGCCGCACCGACCGCTGTATTCATGGCAAGATCTCTGGTGCGCTCCCGGAGCAATCTCCTGTTCATTTCTATATCACTTTTCGCTGACTTGCTTTCCGAACGATATTTCTTAGCCCACGTCTTTGTCCTAGAAGCCCCGCCGTTAGAATATCCTGAATTGGAAAACCGTCTCCCCTCATCCATCAATGCAGTTACTGACTTGGCCAATGTATTGATCACTTCGGTCTGACTTCTTATTTCTTGTCTTTTTAACCCTCTTTCTGGAAAGAAATAACTGATTATTTTGTCAATTGACTTCATGTATCCTCCTAATCTACCGGTACGACGCGCCGTACCCTTCTTTTTGTAGAGCCATGGTTTTCAATAACTGCGATTTCTCCCTCCAGTTTCTGTATCATGGCTTGTACCGCCTTCAAATCTGGTCTTGTCAATGTCCTGGAATCCAAGGTATACGACTGGCCGTTTAGGATCCTCTCTTCTGCGACATAATATTTTTCCAGTCTTGCTTTCTTCATCTCCAAAACAGTATTCTGTTTTTTCATGACCAGCTCACTCCTTTCGATACTGTACGCCTCTGCCGATGTGGTTTCTTTTTTCCCGGCCGCATGTAATTGATCCCCTCACTTATTTTTCTCTCCAGCAAATTCCACGACGGGCGTCTCAACTCAATGGCCGCATATCCATAGTTAAATAAATCAAGCGGCTCATTCCTGACACCGCTCTTCTTTACCCAGACATATTTATAAACGCCACGGGATTTTTTCAGGATTTTTTTCTCACTCAGAAGTCCTTCGTAATATTCATCTGTGTAGCCCCGCCCGGCATTTGCCGGGAAATGGCAGAAGCCTTCCCCCGGCTTGTCAATTTTCAGCCGGTTCATGATTGCCTCTTTGCCCGCATCTACCCCAAGGATCTGGATTTTTACCTCATCTACCACTACCTCTTTTCCATCCTGCGACTTTTCCCTGATTTTCATTGTATTTGTTTTATGAATCAGCCGAATCCCCGGTACCCCGGCATATCCCTTGATTCCGTGGAGCGGCCTTCCCTTGCGGTGCATCTTTTTGACCCACTTATATACGGCATTGGTATGATCGCCGCCAGTATCAATACAGGCTGCTGCCACGCCCAGCCTTGTACCATCTTCAAAAGCAAACGTCTGTTCAAAGATATACTCCTCCAGTTCATCCCAGACCGCATTCTGCTCAATGTTGCCATAAATCTCTGTCTTATAGATCCCCCAGGATTGATACTCTCTCGCCCAGCCACGGATCTCAATCTCGAACCGGTCTTTCTGAACATCTACTGCTGCGGTAAGCACGATAACACCATACGGTAAATCTGCACGGTATGTCTCTGCCCGTGTTTTCAACGTCTCCTTATCCACGCTGTCCTCATCCACATCCGTGTCATCCCATGTCTTACCAAGGACTGTATTCACAAACGAGATCATATCGTTTGGGTCATGGAGTTTTTTCATCTTCTGGTAGGCATCCTTATATGTCTGTATGATCTTTTCCCAATTCGAATATGGACTTGCCAGTTCGTTCAGGTGAAAGGAGCGGTGGCCTTTTCGCTCTGGATGTTCTGCAATCCACTTGTGTCCAGACTCTTTCCAGTCTTTTTCTCCTATTTTTTCCTTGCATTCAACACATTTCATCGTTATGCTTTTAAATTCAATACGGTCAAATTCATACGGCTGCCAGGTTCCACAGCATGGGCACTTCACCATCCACTCTTCCATGGTCCCCTTCTTGTACTCAGTCTCAATCCTGCTGAACCCTGCACGTGTTGGTGTTGATGTCTTTATATGCTTGGCATTCCAGAAGGAAGTAGATCGTTTTTCTGCCAGAGTAATGGGATTTCCTTCGTCGCCGGCAGAATCTGGAAAACGATCCACTTCGTCCATCCAGACAACCCGGATTGGCATGGAGGACAAAGAGGAAGGAGAGTTTGCCCCTGCCAGAACCATATAGCCGCCAGGATATTTTTTATACAGAAGCGTATTATCTCCATCTCTTGATTTTGAGAATCCTGTCTTTTCACGCAAAACCTTTACATCATCCAGCATGGTAGACAGTCTTGTTTTTGAAAAAATCTTACTTAGCACAAGCGTAGGCAGGACCATCATCTGAGTGGATGGCTCATACTCTATATAGTATCCCATCCCACATAGGATGATCGTTGTCTTTCCCACCTGTGCTGAACTCATTATCGTCACATCTGTCACACCACTATCCGCTATGGCATCCAATATCTCCTTCTGAAAAGGCATATTGCTGACCCGAAACCTTCCCGGCTCATTAGATCCCTGGGGAAGGACCATGTTTTGTTCTGCCCATTCTGATATGGTCATAAACTTTTTCGGTTTGAGAACTTTTACAAGATTACATATAAATCTAAGTGTGTGGTAGGATACTTCTTCATTTTTTTTACTCTTCGTCAAAAATATCACGCTCCAAAAAAACGTTTTCTTCTATAGCAATGTGCTCATTGGAATAGTAATCCGCTGGATTATACTCCGACAGTTCATCTAACGCGAAAGACAATTCTTCTGCGATGATGTCCTGGATTTCCTGCTTGGATTTTCCTTGCAATTTTACTGCCATCTTAGCTGGAATGGCAGTAATCTTATCTTTAAAATTCAAAAGCATATCGGTCAATACCCTTCCAACATCCTCTGATTTATGAACCTTACCCTGTATGAGCTGCAGCTTGATCTCATTGATCAGTGCCTTCCAATGCTCATTAGATGCTTTCTCTTGATTGAGATCCAGCACATTCCCCGGCCCCACATCCACATGCTCCCCTGCTTTCGATGCTTTCAATGCCAGGATATAGTTCTTCACACTGTGAAGCAGGAGATACTTTCCGTGGCTGTCCCGTTTGAGCAGCCCTTCATCGGCCAGGTGACGCACCATCCTGTCACCCACGCTCAGGCATTCTCCCATGACCTTGGCCGACACGGTAAGGTCCGTGATGTCATCTATTTTTCTCTTTTCCGCCATACGTTCACCTCCTGGTTTCGGCAATGGCAATCCGATATTTGGGGGTTAGAAAACTAGCCCTCCTTTGGCCCTTTAGCACC